CATCAAATGGGCTGATAACTACCTCTACCTAAAAGGTAATAACGGAGAGAAACTTATTAAAAACGGTGAGTATATCAAAGACCTGTCAACAGGTGATACGACATTTAATAGTCCTATTTCAGCGGAAGTTATCCTATTGGTGCCCTTTGAGGAAATGCCGGAACCGATGCGGTCTTACATTATAGCTAAAGCTTCATTTAGCTTTCAGACCCGTGCTATGGGTTCCAGCGATCTAACAAATATTACGCAGTCCACAGTACAAGAAGCATGGATGCGTCTTCAAGAGTACGAGTTAGACAATAATACTTATAATATGCTTGACAACACGTCTGTAAGCGAATTGAGGAAAAGATAGATGACTCTGATTAATCAAGATATAAAAAACCTTGTCTCAGGCATCAGTCAGCAACCGCCACTTTTGAGACACCCGGAGCAACTCGAGGAACAGCTCAATGGTTTTTCGAGTGAAGCCGCAGGTCTTCAGAAACGCCCTCCGACATTAAATGTTGCAAAGCTCATAAGTTTTTTGAATTTAAAACGAAAACCTTTAGTGCACTTTATAAATCGTGATGATACTGAGAAATACATAGTGATTTTTACAGGTGATGATGTTCTTGTTTTTGACCTTGAAGGTAACCAAAAAACAGTTGAATTTGAAGGTTCGGCAAAGGATTACATTATTACAGGTAACCCACGTAGAAATTTAAGGTGTCAAACAATAGCTGACTACACTTTTATAGCGAACCGAATGGTTAAAACAAGAATGTCTGATGAAACAACTGGGGATAAATGGGATACTCAGGGTGCCTTAATAAATATTAAAAGTGGTCAATATGGACGGACATATAAAGTAAACATAAATGGATCTACTGTGGCTTCTTTTACTACTCCTGATGGCTCAGATAAATCCCATACAACTCAAATTGCTACAGATTATATAGTCAGCCAGTTGGCAACACAGGTAAGTGCTAAGGGTTACGGGATACAGCAAGGTTCAAGTTGGTTATACCTTTATAAAAGTAGTACGGGGAGCGTTACTAATACTATACAACATGTCACAGTAAATTCTGTTGCAGAACAGGTTGACCGTTTTCGTGGTATAAACGCAATATTTCGCGAGGTAAATGGAACTAATATCGCAGTAAGCGGTACGACTATCACAGTCTATGCACATAATATAAAAAACTCTGATGGTATTTATGGACTCAGCAATAAAAAACTCAAAGATGAAATTGCGGGTTGTCGTCTCCGATGGTGGAAAGTTACGGAGAAAATTGTAAAGGATACGGAACAATACACAGATGTTGATTACATTTTAGAATGGGGGACGATTGCCGAGGAAGTAACTGTACCTTCTAACGTGAATACAATAAAGACAGTTGATGTTTACGACGGCTACAATAATCAAGCCGCCTTTGGTATTCTTAAATCAATTCTCTATGTTACCAGCTAGTGCTCCTGATGGTTTCATTGTAAAAGTTGCAGGTGAAGCAGGAAGTACAACTGATGATTACTATATCAGATATGATGATACAGAGAAAATATGGAAAGAATGTGCTAGACCCGGTATTTTAAGCGGATATGAATTAACCTCTATGCCCCATATTTTAGTCCGTAACAGTAATGGAACATTCACAATGAAGAAAGCTGAGTGGTCAAAAAGAGAGATAGGGGACGACGACTCAAACCCACAACCTTCTTTCATTGACCAGCATATAAACGATATTTTCTTTTATCGTAATCGTTTAGGCGTTATTGCAGGTGAAAACGTAATACTAACTCGTAGTGCAGACTTTTTCAATTTTTGGATGACATCTGCCTTAGAAGTACAGGATACAGACCCCATTGATCTAGCGGTAAGCGACAATAAAATAGCTACACTTTTACACGCCGTTCCTTATGATGAAACTCTTGTCTTATTTAGTGATGACGCACAGTTTATTCTCAGATGTGACGGTGTTTTAAACCCTAAGGACGCTAATATTCCACCTCCTGTTACACGCTTTGGTAACTCTGTAAAAGCGAAACCTGCTTGTGCTGGTCGTAATCTTTATTTCCCGGCAGAGCGTAGCGAGTATACGACAGTAAGAGAATTTTTCACAGCGGCAGATAATACAGACCGCAAGGATGCTCAGGACATTACCAGTCATATCCCAAACTATATACCTAATGGAGTCTACAAATTAATTCCGTCAACTGTTGAAAACCTTATTTTGTTTTTGACTGAAGGTGCAGAAAATAAGGTATATATTTATAAATATCTTTTTGTGGACTCAGTTCGTCAGCAAGCCGCATGGTCTGTATGGGACTTTCAGAATAAAGTATATGGAGCGGAATTTATTGACTCTTACCTCTACATTGTTGTTGAGCGTAATGGAGTATTATGTCTCGAAAAAATGTCCTTTAGTTTCAACACGACAGACTTTGAAGACGAACCTTATAGGGTCTTTTTAGACAGAAAACTGGTTTATGATGTACCAAAAGGCTCATATAGTGATCTAAACGATGAAACAACATTGAATCTTGCCGACATCTATGGAGAAACATATCAGGAAGACCACCAGTACAGTGTTGTGACCACTGACGGTACTTATGTGCTGTCTGAAGGTAATATAGTAAAACTAATAGGAAACTATGAGGAACAGAGTATTATTGTAGGGTTGAATTATCTTTTTAGGGCTGTCATGTCTACTTTGATGCTTAAAAAGACAGATGAAGGAAGAACTCAGGCAATTACTGAAGGCAGACTTCAAATAAAGTATTTTTGGGTAAACTACAGCGAGTCAGGTTATTTTAAAATCATTGTAGAACATTTTGACAAGAATACTTATACCTATGAGAACACGGCACGCATACTTGGAACGTCTTCTAATATTCTAAATAAATTACCTTTTCATACCGGACAATTTAAAGTGCCTATACATAGCTTGAATACTAATTGCCGAATTTATATAGAGAGTGAAGAACCTAATCCATTAGCTTTTGTAGGCGCAGGTTGGATTGGAGATTACTATAGGAGAACTCGCCAGTATTGATGACGATAAAGATACTCACGATAGGGTACTTAATGGATTTTATGGCGCATATACGCCCGGAAGACTTAGAGGAAGTGGAGGTCGGAGAAGGAAAGCCTTTTAAAGACCTCCCTATAAGTTCGTTGCTTAAAAGTGGTTGTCTTTGCCTTGTTGATAATGAAACTAACGAAGTGTACGCTTTGGGTGGTTGCGAAGATAATATTGTGTGGATGCTTTGTACTACACGAGTAGAGAATAATAAAATACAGTTTCTCAGATACACTAAAGCACTTCTTAAAGAAGTCCTAAAAGGTGTTCCCTATCTCTATAATGCTGTCTATAAAAAGAATAAGCTTCATGTGAAATGGCTTGAATGGATGGGAGCGAAATTCATAAAAGAGACAGAAACGGAAACACATATAGCCTTTATGTTTGAAGGCAGGAAGGAGAGCGACAATGTGTGATTTTGGAACTGCTTTAGCATCAACACTACAGATAGGAGGTAGTCTTTTTGGTCAACATGAGCAGGCAAAGGCTTATCAGGCTCAATTAGATGCCCAAGCAAAAGCCGCTGTTACAGAAATGAACTTTGCTTTTCAAAACTACGAAGCAGAGCGTACAGATGCTTTTGACCAAACTGTAGCTGACATTATGAAGATACGTCAAAACGCCTTGCAGTTGAATAGTGGTGTCAAAGCGGCTGTAAACGAAAATATGAGTGGCAGAACAGCTAATCTGCTCGTTCGTAATGTTGAAGGTGATACAGTAAGGGCTGTAGGGTCGGCTAAAGATAACTACAGTCGTAAATCAAATGAAATTGATTTAAACAAAGAAGCGACCTTAAGGAGCACAAAAAGTTACATTGATAACCTTAATGAATCAGCTCCTAAGATGCCGTCTGCACTCAGTAATATCCTAGGAGCCGCCGCTACGGTCGTTGGTAATACTACAGGTGCCTTAAATAGAAAGAATGAAGTTCTTTCAAAAGGTCTCGAGTGGGATTGGTGGACAGGTGGAGCAAAATTGGGGAGGAGTGCATCTACGAAAGCTTCATCATATTTTAATAAGGAGGTACATTTTTAGTGGCAAATTTAATCGGTAATGCGATAGGAACTCAGCGACAATTTGCCAAACAACCGGAAGGTGTCTATGGAAAAAGGTTGCAAGGTGTGTCTGTGGGTGCTGGTCTTGGTTTAAGGGACACTTCAGGGGCTATGAATTTAGCAAACTCTTTGGGGTTACTTGGCGGTGCTATTTTAGAAGCCCAAGTTGCTAAAGATGCCCGGAGAGAAAAACTTGGTAATGCTGAAGCTGACCGCATTTTTGCCCTTACTTCAGAAGAAGATAAACAGAAGTTAAGCACTTTGGATATATTAGCAAGGTCAGAAAAGTTTGATCTTGCTGACAATCCATATGCCGCCGCTCGTATTGATGAACTGCGTGGTCAACATTTGAATACATTGTATAAGAATGAATATGACCAAAGCGTAGCTCCTAATCAACCGTTAGCAAAGGACTCACAGGAAAATGCTAAGACCTTTGAGGACTACATGAATAGTCGTCTAAAAGAAGACGGTATTACTTTTACGAATAGTACCGCCTTTAATAAAGGTTTTTTTAGTAGTCGTCCTATTGATTTATTAGAGCAGGATGCCAAGTATCGTAAGCGTCGTCAAAATGACTTAGAAGAAAAACGTAATGCGGCGTTGAGTTCTAAAGCAGACGACATTATAACAAATTCTTATGGCAGGGCAGATGCAGATGTAGCACGTGACTTACAGAAACTTCAAGAAGACGAAATGTTGACAGGTGTTAGCCTTAATGTCCGTCTGAAGCTTTCTGAAGGTATACTGAAATCTTTAGCACTAAATGGTAGTCCTTCGCAAATAACTGCTTATGGGGAAACTGTTTTATACTTCGATGACACTACTGGTCAAGAAGTACGTGTCAAAGACTTAAACCCTATGGGCTATTATAATGTTCTTGCAAATAGAGCTAATAGTGCTATGTTTGAACAAAAGACTAGGGAGTTTCTAAAAGGTGCTGAGTCTTTAACTTCATCTGAAATTCCTGATTATTTTGAAAAACTACAAAAGTCTGACCCGACTTTTTACAAAGCGATAGCACCACGGCTTGAAGGAATGGTCAAAGCGGCGCAGATACGTGAAGAAAAAGAACGAAAGGCGTATCAAAAAGCCCAAGAAGACGCTTATAAAAGTAGAGCGGCTACGAATGCGCTTGAAGATAAATTTCAGGCTTTTAACAGCGGAAAAACTTTAGATATAAATGGACGACTGTCAACAACAAATATTTATGAGTGTAACGGAAAACAATATAATTTTACAGAACGGGAAGTTATTGATTGGTCACAACAAAAGTTCTATGACAATATCAAAACTTTAGGAGCTGTTGAGGGAAGTAAAGCTAACCTTCAGCTACTTTCATTT